CTGTATATGTTATTAGCTAGTTTAATTAAGGAGGAAAAAGAAGGGCAGAAAGTTAGAACTAGGATAAATGCTGTTAGGAGAGAAATTGGAAGGAGGAAAGGGAGTTGATTAACGCAGAGGAACATCTACCAATGGTAAATAAAATATCATGCGACCTATTTAAACAGTTCCATTTTAAATATGATTGGCAAGATTTATTTCAAATGGGGTGTGTAGGACTTATGGAAGCTGTAAATAAATTTGATGAATCTAAGGGCTATAAGTTTTCTAGCTATGCTTACATGACAATAAAAGGAACTATATTAAATTTTATAAGGTGCGACAGTTGGTATATTGCCAAGGGGCAGAGAGAAAGACTTAAGAATTCATATGCACCAGATCCGCTGGATAAAGTAATAGACGAAAAAGGTAATACCATAAAGAATCTTTTACCCTATACAGAATATGGATTTTCTAATGTAGAAGTAAAAATGGCTTTGAATAGCTTACCTATAAACTTTAGGAAAATCATAGTTCTAAGATACATTAAGGGTTTAAGAGAAAAAGAAATTGCTCAAATTCTAAAAAAACCCGAAGGAACAATTTCATCATGGACAAGAAAAGCACGTGAAATGCTTAGAAAGGAGCTGGAGGCATGAGTATATATGTACTTTTGGAATATATACGAGTATGCAGGGAAAAAGGTATAAGACCTACAAAGGAGGGATTGCAACGATTCAGAAAGCTATGGAAATGAAAAAAGAACCCTTTGCAGAGGGTCCAAAAGTAAAATCAACTAATTCCACTTTACTATAGAGTGGGAAATAAGTCAAATAGGAGGATAGAGTATGGAGCAAGTTACAGAAATACCACTAAAAAAAGTTACAGCCGCCCAAGTTATAAAGAATCACTACACGGCTTTAACAGTAAAGATTGATGGAAATATCTATATTGGAACAGAATTCTTCTTTTTAAGAGAAGACCTGGCCACTTCTGGATACATCAACAAGCACAAAAAGATGATTAATAGAAGAGAACTGAGGGAAGATACATTCAAAGATCTAGCGGATATTGATAACTATCAATATGGTGAAAAGGGGAAATTTCACTTCCTTGATTCAAAACACACAGTAATAGTTCTTGAAACAGAAATAGGTGATATTGCTATTAATTATAACTACTACAGCTATTTTAAAAAGAGAAATCTGGAACTTAAGTTTAATGCTGAAATTGGTCCTATAGGAATGTTTACAGCCACAAAATTTGCTGGAATAGTATTACCTTATAGACTTAAGGTGGGTGATGAAAATTAAAGTAGCACTGGTTAAATTCAAAGGCTATCAGGAATTTATGGAATACTCCTATTTCACAGATATAGAAGACTTGAAGGAAGGTGATGTGATAGTAGTACCAACCAATGATTTTTATTCAATAGGTATATTTTCAAGATACAGCAGTAACAAACAACATATTAAAAATGCATCTAAATGTATTGTTGAAAAAGTAGATATAGAAAAATTTGAAAATAAAATGTTTTTAGGATTATAAGGGAGGAAAATATTATGAAAATTACAGCAGAATTCAATTCAAATGAGGAGTTATTAAGTTTTATTAGTACCTTTGGTACTAAAGCAGTTACACCTATACAAGAATTTAAAACTCAAAAAGTAGAGAGAACTGCTCCGAAACCAATTGAAAAACAGCAGGAAAAAAAGACTGCTCCGAAGCCTATCCAAAAAGCTGAAACTCCTAAAGAAGAAAATAAGCCAAAAATAGCCGAACAACCCCAAGAAGCAGAGAAGGTAGAGGTTACCAAAGAAATGGTACGTGCTGTATTTACCAAACTTGTAAAAGCTGGTAAAGCAAAGGAGGCTAAGGATCTTACACAAAAATATGGTGCCAACAGAATTCCAGATATTAAAGCAGAAGATTATGAAGCAATTTATAAAGAAGCGAAGGGATTGATATAATGCCTGAAAAACACGCTTTACTAAGTGCCAGTTCTTCGCGCAGGTGGCTCAATTGTCCGCCTAGTGTAAAGCTGGAACAAGACTTTCCTAATAGAACAAGTGAATATGCTGAAACGGGTACACTAGCCCATGAATTAGGAGAAATAACACTAAAGCACAGTCTGAAAGAAATGTCTACAAGAGCATATAATTCAGAACTCAGGCAGATAAAGGCCCATAAGCTATTTACTGCTGACATGCCTGACTATGTAGACATTTATGTAGATACCTGCCTGGAGAAATTCAGCCAAGCAAAGGCAAAAACACCGGATGCAATTTTCAAAGTGGAACAAAAATTGGATTTTTCTGAATGGGTTCCGGAAGGATTCGGGACAGGTGACTTTGTAACAATAGCAGATGGAACTATGGAGATATGTGATTTGAAATATGGCAAAGGAATACCTGTAAGTGCAGAAGAAAACCCACAGATGCGGCTGTATGCTCTTGGAGCTATATCAGAATTTAGTTTCTTGTATGACATTGAAAATGTAAAAATGACTATCATACAGCCCAGACTTGACAGCATATCAACGGATGAAATATCCACAAAAGATTTGTTAGAGTGGGCAGAAAAAGTTCTGAAACCTACTGCGGAACTTGCCTTTAAAGGTGAAGGAGAATTTAAAGCCGGAGAACACTGCGGATTTTGTAAGGCTAAAACAATATGCAAAGCAAGAGCTGATAAGAATTTAGAAATAGCAAAATATGAATTCAGAACAACGGATACCCTAAGTGAAAAAGATATTGCTGACATTCTGGGAAGAGCTGAAGAACTTGTGAAATGGGCTAAAGATATACAGGACTACGCATTGGAACAAGCTCTACAGGGGACACAATATAAAGGCTGGAAAGTTGTTGAAGGTAGGAGCAACAGGAAATACAAGGACACCGAGAAGGTTGCAGATATGTTACTCTCCAGTGGTTATACAGAAGCTAAAATTTATAAACCTAAAGAACTTCAAGGGATTACCAATATGGAGAAAATTGTAGGCAAGAAAAAACTGAATAACTTAATAGGAGATTTGATTGAAAAACCTCAAGGCAAGCCTGTATTAGTACCTGAGAAGGATAAAAGGCCAATATTTAATTCTGCTAAGTCAGATTTTGAGGTAGTGTAATATGCAAGAAAAATCAATGAAACAACGTTTTAAAGAGCATATGGAAAAAAGTAAAAAACTAGCAGATGATTTTGAAAAAGATGGCATTAAAGTAGACATGGACAAGAAAACTGGAGAAATAACAATTGATATGAAAAGCTTGAAAGAGCACTTTAAAAAAAATAGATGAAAAGGAGAATGATTAATATGTCAAATATAAAAGCAAAAAGAACAGGAACAAAGGTAACTACGGGAAAGGTTAGATTAAGCTATGCACATCTTTTTGAACCTCATGCCATAGAAGGAAATGAACCAAAGTTTAGTACAAGTGTAATCATATCTAAAAATGATAAGGAAACATTACAAGCTATAAAGGATGCAGTAAATGAAGCTAAGGAACAAGGTAAATCTAAATGGAATGGTAAAATACCACCTAACTTAAAAACACCTCTGAGAGATGGAGATACTGAAAGACCTGATGATGAAGCATATGCTAATAGCTATTTCTTAAATGCTAATTCTAAAAACAAGCCTGGTGTGGTAGATCAAAGTGTACAACCTATACTGGATGCAACTGAGGTATACAGTGGATGCTATGCAAGACTTACACTGAACTTTTATCCATATAGTGCAAGTGGTAACAAGGGTATTGCCGCAGGATTAGGAAATGTTCAAAAGTTGGCAGACGGTGAACCACTCGGGGGATTCTCAAGGGCAGAAGATGACTTTGAAGCTGTAGAATCAGCAGAAGATGACTTCTTAGGTTAATGGATATCCTTGGAATTGATGTCGAAACATATTGTGAACTAGATATAAGAAAGGTTGGTGCTTACAAATATTGTGAGCACCCCTCATTTGAAATACTACTGTTCGCTTATGCTTTCAATGATGAACCCGTGGAAGTTATAGACCTTGCGCAAGGTGAGAAAATACCATGTAATGTTTTTTATGCCCTTGATGATTCTAATTATTTAAAAACTGCTTTTAATGCAAATTTTGAAAGAAATGCCATTCATAATAACTGGCCCATATATTGCAATCCTGAACAATGGCAATGCACAATGGTTCAATCACTAATACTTGGTTTACCCGGTTCACTTGATATGGTCGGTAGGGCTCTACATTTTGAAGAGGATAAGCAAAAAATGAAAGAGGGTAAAGCTCTAATACAATATTTCTGTAAGCCATGTAAGCCAACAAAATCAAATGGTGGTAGAACTAGAAACTTACCTGAACATGCACCAGAAAAATGGGAACTATTTAAAAAATATAATAAGCAAGATGTTGAGGTTGAAAGAACTATAAGAAATAAATTAAATAGATACAAAACTACAGATATAGAGCAAAAATTATGGGCGCTGGATCAAAACATAAATGACAGAGGTGTTGGTGCTGATTTGCAACTTATAGAAAATGCCATTAAATGCGATGCTGATTATAATCAAAGATTAATGAAAGAAGCTACTGAATTAACAGGATTGAGTAACCCTAACAGCCCAACACAGATAAAAAAATGGATTGGCCAAAGGGTCGGCCATGAAGTCAAAAGTCTTACAAAGGACAGTATACCAATACTTATAAAAGAATCAGAAGATGAAAAGGTTAAAAAAATTTTAGAGCTGAGACAGCTTATGGCCAAGACAAGTATAAAAAAATATGAAACTATGCAGAGAGCCAGATGTGAAGATGGAAGGATGCGGGGGCTGCTACAGTTCTATGGTGCCAATCGTACCGGAAGGTGGGCGGGCCGTCTTGTGCAGGTACAGAACCTACCACAAAATCATTTACCCGATCTGGATGATGCCAGAAACTTTATAAGAACAGGTCAATTTAATGAAGTAGAGTTCCTTTATGACAGTATACCTGACACCCTCTCACAGCTCATTAGAACGGCTTTTATCCCAAAGAAGGGTAACAGGTTCATTGTGGCAGATTTCAGCGCTATAGAAGCCAGGGTGATAGCCTGGTATGCGGGAGAGAAATGGAGACTTGAAGTTTTTCGGACACATGGAAAAATATATGAAGCCTCTGCAAGTCAGATGTTCCATGTACCTATAGAAAGCATACACAAGGGCGACCCGTTAAGACAAAAAGGAAAAATAGCTGAATTGGCATTAGGATACGGTGGAAGTGTTGGGGCTTTAAGTTCTATGGACAAGAAGAAAGATATTCCGGAGGAAGAACTTCCAGGACTGGTCCAGAACTGGAGGAATGCAAATCCACATATAACAAAATTCTGGTGGGACTGTGACAAGGCGGCAAAGAAGGCTATTAAGGAGAAGACTACAGTAAGTCTGCAATATGGGCTTAAATTTATATATGAACCAGGAGTACTTTTTATACAGCTTCCGAATAAAAGGAAATTAGCATATTTAAGACCAAAAGTTGAGCCACATGAGACTTTCTCTGGTGACAAAATAACCTATGAAGGTATGGAACAGACGAGTAAACAATGGAAAAGGATAAGTACTTACGGACCTAAAATTGTAGAGAATATTGTCCAGGCTACGGCCAGAGACTGTCTGGGAATAACAATGATGCGAGTTGAAAAGAAAGGATACCCGGTTGTGATGCATGTCCATGATGAGCTTATATGTGATGTACCTATAGGCACGGGAAGTGTTAAGGAGATATGCAGTATATTTGCTGAACCTATAGACTGGGCTCCAGGGCTTCTTTTAAAGGCAGATGGGTACGAATGTGGGTATTATCAAAAAGATTAGGAGGGTAAAAATGAACTTAGATAAATTCAGAGGTGCTTGCCTGAATGCAGTAAATTATTTTGGAGCTGAATCACAGAAAAGACAGACTATAGAGGAATGCTCAGAGCTTATACAAGCCATATGTAAAGATTTAAGAGGTCTGGAGAATAATGCCGAGGAAGAAATTGCAGATGTATTGATTATGCTCGAACAACTTACACATATTTATGATAATGACAAAATAGAGAAATTCAAGAAAGAAAAGATTGATAGGTTAAAGGTGATAGTATGCAAATAAATAAAGATATCAAAGTAGAAGCTATAGATAATCGGAATATATGTATATTTAAAAAACAATGTATTGAGGGAGAAGAAAAGTGGAAAAGGCTAGGCTATTACTCAACCCCACAAGGTGCTTTAAAAGGGTTGGTTAATAGAGAAATAATAGGTACAGGATTAAAGGATTTTCAAACTATATGCAGTAAAATTGACGAATTATACAAACATATTGATTCTCTTAATATAGAAATTCTAAAGAAAGATGATGATTTAACAGACTTCTTGGGTGAATAAAAAATGAAGCGGTAAAGGAGGTGGTAATTTGGAGTATAAAGCAAAAAATATCCAACAAATTAAAATCAAATATGATGGATCCATAGCACTTGCCACCGGAAAAAGCAGACATGAAAAGCACTGGAAAAACAAAAATATACTGTATTCATCTCTTGTTGAAAAGTTATCCAACACTACCAGGACACCTGAAACCTATACAGAATATAAGAAAATGCCTAAGTCAGAAAGGGATAGAATCAAAGATGTTGGTGGATTTGTTGGTGGCTCTCTAAAGAATGGCAGGCGTAAAGCTGAGAATGTAGCAAACAGAACGCTCATAACCCTTGATATTGATTATCCAAAGGGTGATATATGGGCAAGCATAGAGCTTCTATGGGACTTTGCAGTAGTTATGTATTCAACCCATACACATTCCCCAGATAACCAAAGATTGAGATTAGTTATTCCATTAAATAGACCAGTGCTGCCGGATGAATACCAGGCAATATCAAGAATGATAGCCAGTGATTTAGGTATAGATCAATTTGATGATACTACTTATGAACCTTCAAGGCTTATGTACTGGCCCTCAACTTCAAGTGATGGTGAATATGTATTTAAAGTTCAAGATTTATCATGGCTGAATCCTGATGATATTTTAGGTAGATATACTTTCGGATGGCAGGATGTAAGCTACTGGCCTGAGAGTTCAAGGGCAAGGGCAAAAATAAATACAGCTATAAAAAAGCAGGAAGATCCTTTAAGTAAAAAAGGTATTATAGGTGCTTTCTGCAGGACCTATTCAATCAGTGAAGCTATAGAAGAATTTTTAAAAGATGTATATATACCTGGTGCAGATGAAACCAGGTATACCTATGCAGATGGTTCAACAACTGGCGGTGTTGTTGTTTATGATAATAAATTTAGTTTTTCACACCATGGTACTGATCCAGCAAGTGAAATATTATGCAATGCCTTTGACCTAGTAAGAATACAGAAATTCGGTGATTTAGATGATGATAGCATAAAATCAGGAAGTGGATTACCAAGCTTCAAAAAAATGTCTGAGTTTGTTATGAATGATTCCAAAGTCAAACTACTTATAGGTAAAGAGACAATGGAGTCTGCCAAAGAAGAATTTACGGAAATTGAAGAAAACGAGGATGCTTGGCTGAATGAATTATCCTATAACAAAAACGGAACTTTAAAAACGGTGGCTTATAACTTTGTATTAATAATATCTAATGATGAAAATTTAAAAGATAAAATTGGTTATAATGAATTTTCAAATAGAATATGTGTATTGGGGCAATTACCTTGGAGAAAAAAAGGAGACCTTAATGATTGGGAAGATAGTGATGATAGTTCACTAAGAATTTATATATCAAAGATATGGGATATCCAATCAAAACAAAATTGTGATGATGCTCTCAAAGAAGTTGTTAAAAACCATTCATTTCATCCTGTAAGGGAATATCTAAAACCTTTAAAATGGGATGGTATCAAAAGAATAGACACATTACTTATAGATTATATGGGTGCTGAAGACAGCGAATACGTGAGATTAGTAACTAGAAAATGGATTTGTGGTGCTGTAGCAAGAATATTTGTACCAGGAATAAAATTTGACTATATGCTTGTCCTGACAGGCCCGCAGGGGATATATAAAAGTACTTTCTTTAGAATACTAGCCAAGGAGTGGTTTACAGATTCAATACAGGATGTAGAAGGTAATCAGGCCATAGAAAAATTAATGAATTCTTGGATTATTGAATTTGGAGAGTTGCAGGCACTCAGTAGGGCCGAGTCCAATGCAGTCAAAAGATTTATAACTTCTCAAGAGGATAGGACAAGGCTTGCCTATGGTAAAAGAACATCCTATTTAAAAAGACAGTGTGTGTTTGCTGGAACTACAAACAAACATGATTTTTTAAAAGATGATACGGGGGATAGAAGATATTGGCCTGTGGATGTGAAAAGAGAAGGAAGGACTAAAAGTGTAAAAGATGATTTGCCGGGAGAAGTAGATCAAATATGGGCTGAGGCTTTAGAACTATGGAAAAATAAAGAAATGATATATCTTACGGAAGAGCAGGAGAAGCTTGCCGCAAATGCCCAGGAAGAGCACAAGGAAATTAATGAAAAAGAAGGAGTTATATTAAAATACTTGGAGACTTTATTACCTGTTAATTGGGATGAAATGGACATTTTTAGAAGAAGAGATTTTCTAGATGGAACTGATCTACAGGAAGGTGAAATCAAAAGAGATAAGGTATGTGTTCTTGAAATATGGTGTGAATGCTTTGGAAAAAACAAAGCTGATATGAAAAAATCAGACTCCATTGAACTTAATAATATTTTAAATAGGTTGAAAGGTTGGGGTAAATCTAAAAAAATGTCTAGATTTAAATTTTATGGAATGCAGAGATATTATATTAAAAATGTAGAGAGTGTAACAAAGTAACAAAGTGTAACGAACATTGTTACACTTGTAAAGTGCATGAATAAAGGGTTAGACGATAATTGTAACAAAGTAACAAACTTTTTCTAAAAAAAATATATATATATATTTTAAAAGACAAAAATGTATATATGTACGCGCGCGTATGTATTATTATAACTCTATAGCTAAGTTTGTTACTTTGTTACATATATAGATTGAAAGCATTGATATTACAGTATTTATACAATGTAACAAACTATTTATGAATTTTTAGGAGGTATTTATAAAATGAATAAGCATGAAAAAATAATAAAAAAAGTTCTTGAAGAAAATAGAAAAAGAATTATAGAAAATAACAAACAAAAAACTATGGATAAAATAACAAAAGGAATAAAGGCTAGAGCCGAGAGTGATAAAAATGTTAGAAAGTGTTATTGAAAAAAGACTTAAAAAAGAAATTGAGAAGATAGGTGGAAAAGCATTAAAGTTTGTTAGCCCAGGAATGTCTGGAGTACCAGACAGGATTGTTTTAATGCCACATGGCAGGATTGTTTTTGTAGAGCTTAAAGCACCAGGTAAAAAGAGAAGAAAACTTCAAGAGTATAGAGTTAGAGAGTTACAGGATTTAGGATTCAGAGTTGAGTGTATAGATTCCATAGATGGGGTTCAAGAATTTATAAATGAACTTTAGCGCATTTTTGAGCAAAAGTGAAAGAAGGTGATACTATGAAGTTTAAACCATATGACTATCAGAAATATGCCATTAATCACATAATAGACCACAAAGCATCTGGTTTATTTCTTTGAGGATTGATATGGGAATGGGAAAAACTGTAAGTACGTTAACCGCAATAGATGAATTATTATTTTTAGGTGATGTTAACAAAGTACTTATTATAGCACCACTTCGAGTGGCGGAGGACACATGGAGTACTGAGGTTGAAAAATGGGACCATCTGAAACATCTGAAAGTAGCAAAAGTCTTAGGAACTCCAAAACAGAGAGTTAATGCAATACTTTCAAGGGCAGATATTTATGTTACCAACAGAGAAAACGTAGATTGGTTAGTAAAACAATATTTTAATAAATGGCCTTTTGATATGTGCGTTATAGATGAGTTGAGTTCTTTTAAGAGTTCCAAGGCAAAAAGATTTAGGTCTTTAAGAAAAGTAAGACCATATTTTAAAAGGATAGTAGGACTTACAGGAACACCAGCACCCAATAGTCTTATAGACCTATGGCCACAGATGTATTTGTTGGATGGTGGTAAGAGACTTGGAAGGACAATAGGTAGTTATAGACAGCAGTATTTTACACCCGGAAATAGAAACCAATTTGTAGTTTATAACTGGAACCTGAAGGAAGGTGCAGCAGAGGCCATAGAGAATAAAATATCGGATATTTGTGTATCTATGAAAGCAAAAGACTATTTAGATTTGCCTGAAAGAATAGACAATACCATAGAAATTAAATTGCATGAGGATGTTTTAAAAAAATATAAAGAGCTTGAAAAAGACCTTGTTTTAGAACTGGGAAAAGATGATATAACAGCAGCAAATGCGGCGGTACTTACAAACAAATTGTTACAGATGGCTAATGGAGCTATTTATTCAGAAAATAAGTCAGTGGTTGAAATTCATTGGGAGAAGTTAAAGGCTCTATTAGAAATTATAGAGGCAGCAAATGGAAAGCCAGTTTTAGTATTTTATTCATTTAAACATGACTTTAATAGAATAGTTGAATTCCTGAGTTCTAAGAAAATAAAAGCAGTTGGATTAAAGGATTCGAAGGATATTAAAAAGTGGAATGAAGGAAAAATACCAGTGCTTTTAGTGCATCCGGCAAGTGCAGGACATGGTTTGAATCTTCAATATGGAGGAAATATTATTACCTGGTTTGGTCTTACCTGGAGTTTGGAGTTGTACCAGCAGGCGAATGCAAGACTTCATAGGCAGGGGCAGAGGGAAATTGTGGTTATCAATCACCTTGTGGCTAAAGGAACTGTGGATGAAGATGTTATGAAGTCTTTAGGAAACAAGGAAGTAAATCAAAATTTGTTGCTTGAGGCTGTGAAAGCTAGAATAGAAAAATATAAAAGTGAGGTGGTATAGATGGATTACGAAGAAGCTGTAAAAATTGGGATAAGAGAAGGAATAAAGTACATCAAAGAGCAGGAGTATTATAAAACTAAAAAAAGATATGACCGAAGATTAAGAAATACCAGGTTGCTTCTCAAGCACTACAGAGACTTGAAGGTACATGATGGCTTGGTAGATAGGTCAATATCCAGTATCTACAAAGAAAATGCAATAGATATTCTAGATGATGTTGAATCCGTAGATGATGAAGAGCAATATATACAGGCTGTAAGCAGAACCAAAATAAGGACAGCAATTATAGTAAGGCATATTAATAAGTCTCTGGAATATTACAAGGTTGTATGTTTAAAAGGTGGAGATATTAAAAAACGAAGGTACAGCATTATTAAATACATGTATATTGATCCGGTTGAAAATAACATGGTACCAACCTATGAAGAGGCCGCAACTCATTTTGATATAATTGTTAAAACAGTTGGGAGGGATATAAGAGCAGCAATTGAAGATTTAAGTATATTATTTTTCGGGATAGATGGGCTAAAACTATGAAAAAGTGTCCTTGCTAAAATCTGTATAGGCTAGTGATAGAGCCAAAGTACTTTAAATTTAATAGGTTAAAAAGTGTCCTTTTATGTGGGATTGACGTACCTTTTATAATGATGTAATCTGGTATTAAGTAAAATTATAAATGTGAGCGTGCAATGGCACTTGGATTAATTCCAGGTGTCTTTTTGCATTGTATTCCAAAGGAGGGATGGCATGAGCTTTTATAAATCTTATGCATGGAGGCATAAACGTGAGAGAGTACTTCGGCGTGATGGTTATCTATGTTGTGAATGTAGGCGGTATGGCAGGAGTACACCAGCAACTACAGTTCATCATATTGAACCACTTAAGGATAAACCAGAACTAAGGCTTGAAGGTAGTAACCTTATAAGTCTATGTAACAAGTGCCATGAGCAGATGCATAACAGGGATACAAATACATTGACACCTCTTGGTGTTGAATGGGTGAGGAGGAAGAACCATGGGGTTATCAAAAGGGAATCAAGAAGAGCGTTGTAGACAACTTGTTAAGACCACATTGGATTTATGGGATGGCCTGGGCATAAATAAAGAGATGACAAGAAGATTATTGTCCAATGAACTTAAGGATGATAAAGCATTAAGTATATTCATAACTGATATAAAGAAAGCGTATAAGCCTTGTACAGATGGGCTGGGGCAATGGTATGATGAAGAGCTTAATGAGTGCAAGGTAAGTTTTGTATTGAATAAGGAGATCGCATGCGAGATACGGGTACCAATTAGATACTGTGATGAATGCAAGGAACCAATAAGAGATTATATAAAGCGTAAGATAACAGGAGGTGTCAAGTAATGGAGAATATAAAAGCTGAAAAAGCAGAACAACAGGAAGAGAAGAAGGAATATGAAATTAATATTTTATATAAGAATGGTGCGAGTGAAAGCATAAGAGTTGAGCTGGATAAGAAGACTTTGGATAATCAATTACAAGTCATAGGGATGTGTTATAAGGAAGACCAAGCAGGGTTCTTGTTGCTTAATGGAACTTTTGTTAAGATATCAGAGACATGTCGGATTGAAACAAAAGAAATCCCCCCTACCTCAGCCCCAAAAGAAGAATAGCCCTGGGAACGGGCTAGGGTAACCTTTTCCAATAGAGCAATGTTTTTAGCAAGGGGGTGTTAGGGTGGTAAAGACAAAAAGGGCTATGGAAAATCAGGTAAAAAGAGAAATGAAAAAATTGGGAACTTATAAAAAAGAATATGACCAGATTATAAAAATCTATGCTGGCATGCTCTGGCAATATCAGGTTTTTGAAAATCAGTTTGAGGAATCCGGATACCAGATAACTGAAGAATATACAAATAAAGCTGGTGCCACCAATGAAAGAAAAGTCCCTCTCTACACAGCTATGGAAAGTTTACGAAAAGACATAGCCTCCTACTCTGACAAGTTGAGATTAAACCCTAAATCTAACAGCCCTAATGGTAGTGGTGGAAAGAAAAAATCCAAGTTGACCGAAGCCTTGAGTGATATGGAATGAAACAATATAAAAACTATGATATTGTAATGGAGTACGCTAAAAGTATTGTTGAAGGTAGAAAGATAGCTTGTAAAGAACAAATTCAAGGTTGCCAGAGGTTTCTCAAGGACTTGGAAAATCCAGATTATGAATTCAATCCACATGATGCAGAATTTGTTATTGGCATTATCGAAAAAACCTTTGTCCATGCTCAGGGTGAAAAGTTAGATGGTACTCCGTTAAGAGGAACACCGTTTTTGTTAGAAGCATTCCACAAGTTCCAAGTATATAACCTTTTAGGATTCTACCATAAGGACACTAGAATAAGACGCTTCAAAGAGGCGTTTATTTTTATACCCAGAAAAAATATAAAAACAAGTTTTGCTGCTGCTCTTGCCTGGGCACTTGGATTATTGGAGAGAAAAAGTGGAAGTAAGGTTTATATAGTAGCTGCAGCTTTAAAGCAATCCCGAGAGAGCTTTGATTTTATAAACTTTAATCTTGACCAGATGGGAGAAAAAGAAAATTTCCGTGTTATAGATAATAACCAGGAACACAGCATACAGGGTGAATTTGAAGATGGCTCATTATGTATTCAAGCACTCGCGGCAAACCCGGATAGGCAGGATTCTTTGAACTGTAATATTGCTATAGCAGATGAAATTCATGCTTACAAGACACCTAAGCAGTACAACATCATTAAAGAGGCCATGAAAGCCTACACAAACAAATTGATGATAGGTATAACCACTGCTGGGGATGATATGAATAGTTTCTGTTATAAGAGGCTCCAGTATTGTAAAAAAATTCTTGATGGTACTGTAAAAGATGAAGCCTACTTTGTTTTTATATGCAAGGCCGACGAAGATGAAGAAACCGGGGAGATCGATTATACGAATCCCAAAGTTCTTGAAATGGCAAACCCTGCTTATGGTGTTTCCATAAGGCCAGAAGATATATTGAATAATGCTATGCAGGCACAGAATGACCCACAGCAAAGAAAAGATTTTTTTTCAAAGGAATTGAATGTTTATACAACTTCCATGAAAGCCTATTTTAATATAGACGAATTCAGACATTCGGACAGTAAATACAATTGGACTATAAAAGATTTGCTTAAATTGCCTATCAATTGGTTTGGTGGTGCTGACTTGTCTAAACTCTATGATTTAACCGCCGCGGCTTTATATGGGACATATTACAACGCTTATAAAGACAAGAAAGGTGATACGCATAACGTTGATATAATAATTCCACACGCCTGGTTCCCCGTTGTAATGGCTGCAAGAAAAGCGGATGAGGATGGTATTCCACTCTTTGGCTGGAAAGATGATGGCTGGCTTGATATGTGCAACAACCCTACGGTAAATTATGCCGACGTTGTTAATTGGTTTATTAAAATGCGTAAGATTGGTTTCAAAATAAAACAGGTCGGCCATGATGTAAAATTTTGCAGAGAGTATTTTATTGGTATGAAAAAAGCAGGGTTTAGAATAATAAACCAGCCACAGTATTTTTATAAAAAGTCTGAAGGTTTTAGGCATATAGAGGCAAAGGCTAAAGATGGGGATTTGTATTATTTGCATAGTGAAGCATATGAGTATTGTGTACAGAACGTACATGCTGTAGAAAAAACTGATGATATGGTTCAATATGATAAGGTTGAAGAAAAGCAGAGGATTGATATTTTTGATGCCTCTGTTTTTGCATGTGTAAGGATGCTTGAGAATTTAGAAAAGAAAACTTCTGCTGAAAAGTGGCTGAAAGGATAGGAGGTAGGCAATGACAATATTTAACTGGGGTAAAAGAAAAAGAACTAGAGCAGAACCAAACCAGAAAAGAAGTGAAGTAGGTTGGCTTTTATCTGATGATGCATATAGTACATTATGTGTTCCGGGGTATACAAGATTAGCTGACAATCCGGAAGTGCAAATATGTGCTGGAAAAATTGCAGACCTAATTTCCTCCATGACAATATACTTGATGCAAAATACAGAAAATGGGGATATAAGAATACAAAATTCGTTATCCAGGAAGATTGACATAAATCCATATTCTTTAATGACCAGAAAAACATGGATGTATAATATTGTTTACACTATGCTTTTAAATGGTAAGGGGAACTGCGTTGTATATCCGAAGTTAACAGATGGTTATATTGATGAACTTATACCTCTAAAACCTTCTCTTGTGAGTTTTATGGATACTGATACTGGATATAGGGTTCTTTATAATGGCAAAAGTTACAACTATGATGAAATCCTGCATTTTGTCATAAATCCCGACCCGAATAGACCATGGATAGGTAAAGGTTACAGAGTAGTATTGAAAGATATAGCAGATAATTTGAAACAGGCAACAGCTACTAAAAAACATTTTATGAGTGATAAATGGCGACCACCTATAATAGTTGCTGTGGATGCTGAAACGGAAGAACTTGCAAACAAAGATGGAAGGCAAAAGATACTTGATAAATACATTGATGAAACCGAAGAGGGCAGGCCTTGGATTATTCCAGCGGATTTGATAAAGGTTGAAACGGTGAAGCCTTTAAGTCTTACAGATTTAGCATTAAATGATGCTGTAGAAATAGATAAAAAGACAGTGGCAGGGATATTCGGTGTACCTGCTTTTTTTGTTGGTGTAGGTGATTTTAACAAAGAAGAATACAATGCCTTTATTAATTCAAGGATTCTTCCTATGGCTAAAGGCATTGAACAGGTGTTGACGAAAGGATTATTATTTAGTCCAGATTTATATTTTAAATTTAATTCTAGGAGCTTATATGCATATGACATAAAGGAGCTTGAGAGTGTTAGTGCTGACCTTTATGTAAGAGGCATTATGGACGGCAATGAGGTTCGTGATTGGCTCGGTATGTCTCCTAGAGATGGATTGTCTGAACTGGTTATCTTAGAGAACTATATACCGCAGGGCATGATAGGAGACCAAAAGAAACTAAATAAAAAGGGTAGTGGTAACGATGAATAGCGAGATATTTAGGCCTATTGTAGGTTATGAAGGTTTATATTCTGTTTCAAATAGAGGTAGAGTAAAAAGTCATATAAGTAATAGAATATTAAAGCCACTTTTGAGGAAAACAGGATACTTAGAAATTTGTTTATATAAAAATAAAAGGAAAAAATATTATTTACTTCATAGGGTAGTCGCTGAAATATTTTTAGAACCAATAGAAGGGGCGAATGAAATAAATCATATTGACGGCAATAAAACTAATAACTGTATTGAAAATATAGAGTGGTCAACTAGAAAGCAGAACTTGCAACATGCTTATGAAAATGGGTTACGCGAAGATGATGTATCTCCTAAAAGAATAAAATGCTACCCAAAAGATAACAAAAATAAAGTTATCTTTTTTAATTCCATCTATCAAGCGGCTAGAAAATTAAAAATTAGTCAGGGCAATATATGTATGGTTTGTAAAGGTCGAAGACCGACAGCTAGCGGGTATGTGTTTAAATATGCTTAATGGAAATGGTGGTGAGAACAAAGATGGATAAAAATGTCCCACAAACAAGAAGCTTGAACCCTGAAATATGTAACTTAAAAACTAGAGCTGATGGTGAAAGTGATATGTACATTGAAGGGTATTTTGTAGTCTACAACAGAGAAACAGAGTTGTGGCCTGGTTATTTTGAGCAGGTAGCACCCGAAGCATTAAATAATACCCTTGGCAATGATATAAGAGCATTGATAAATCATGATTCAACTCTTGTGCTTGGCAGGAATAAGGCTGGTACTCTTGAATTGAAAAGTGATGGTCATGGACTTTGGGGTAGTGTAAAAATCAACCCTAATGATAGCGACGCCATGAATCTATATGAGCGAGTAAGGCGGCAGGATGTGTCACAATGCAGTTTTGGCTTCAATATTGTCAATGAAGAGGATGAATTTAGAGATGATGGTACAATTCATACTATTCTAAAAGAAATTGACCTATGGGAAACGAGTATTGTTACCTTTCCAGCCTATGAAGAAACAGGAGTACAGGCAAGAAAAAAAGATTTTGAACAGCAACGGGAAAGACAGTTTGAAGTTAGAAAGAAAAAACTTTTAGAAAGGGTGAAGAATTATGGCAATAAGACAACTGATGTTGAGTAAGAAAATAGAACAAAGAAAAGCGGCACTTGCTGAATTAATGAAAGTTAGTACTGATTTAGACAAAAGAACAGCAGACCTTGAAAAATCTATAGAGGAAGCTAAAACGGATGAAGAAGTTGCAGCAGTAGAGGAAGAAACCGGAAAATTAGAAAATGACAAAAAGGATTTTGACGAGAAAAAAGGCAAGTTAGAAGGTGAAATTGCTGACCTTGAGGGGGAACTTGAGGAACTGAATAGCAAGGAGCCAAAGAATGAGCCAGAGCCAAAACCCACCAATAGCGCAAGAGGTAAAACTGTAGTAAATGATGAAGGGGGCCTGAAAATGAGGGGCAAATTTTTTAATGGTATGACTAGAGAAAGAGTGAATTCCCTTGTTGAAAGAGAAGACGTAAGAGACTTCTTAACAAGAACTAGGGGCTTGATAGGTGAAAAAAGGGCGGTAAGTGCGGCTGAATTGACTATACCGGAGGTTATGCTTGACATTTTAAGAGATAATCTTTACAGATATAGCAAGTTAATAAGTGTTGTTAATGTAAGACCGCTCACCGGTAGAGCAAGGCAGAATATAGCTGGAACTGTCCCAGAAGGTATCTGGACTGAGATGTGTGCATCTTTGAATGAACTATCTATAAACTTCAACCAGATAGAACTTGAAGGGTATAAAGTCGGCGGTTTCATTCCTATTTGCAATTCTATACTGGAAGATAGTGACCTGAACCTTGCTAATGAAATTATGGATGCATTGGGCCAGGCTATAGGGCTGGCCTTGGATAAGGCTATTTTATATGGTACTGGCGCAAAAATGCCTGTAGGTATAGCTACTAGATTAGCACAAACGGTTCAACCTTCTAGCTGGGGAGTGCATGCTCCGGGATGGGTTGATTTGCATACATCAAACCTTGTTAAGATTGATCCGAGTGGACTTACACCACAGGAATTTTTCTCTACACTTATGCTTAATTTGGGGAAAGCGCAGCCTAACTATAGCAGCGGTGGAACCTTTTGGGCAATGAACCGTTCTACAAGGATGCAGCTTATGTCTAAGTCAATTACGTTCAATGCTGCTGGTGCTATTGTGGCGGGGCAGATGGGAACAATGCCAGTGGAGGGCGGAAACATTATAGAGCTTCCATTTATACCTGACGGAGATATAATCGGTGGATATGGTTCTTTGTATACTTTAGTAGAAAGAGAAGGGGCGCAATTGGCATCTTCTGAGCATGCGAGGTTTATAGAAGACCAGACTATATTTAAGGGCACTGCGCGTTATGATGGAACTCCAGTATTCGGACAGGGCTTTGTTGTTGTAAATATCGCCAATGCTAATCCAGCTACTAGTGTAGCATTTGCGCCAGATACAGCTAATCCAGCAGATGCATATCTTGCAAGTTTGTCTATAGGTTCTCTTGCATTGACACCAGCTTTTGATCCAGCAGTAGGGACTTATACGGCTACAACTACCAATGCAACCAATGTAATTACCGCTGTACCTGTTAAACAAAATGCTACAGTAGATATTAAACTTAATGGAACAGCTGTAGCAAATGGTAGTGCTGCTACATGGAATACAGGCTCTAATACAGTTGTGGTTACCGTATCTTATGGAACTTCTACGGTTAAGACCTACACAGTAACTGTTACAAAGAGTGAGTAAAAATGGATATAGCAAGTATATTGTCTCTGGTTAAGTCAAGGTTAGGGATAACTTCTACCGTTAGAGATACTTATATAACAGCCATTGTAAATGCTGTGGTGAAGGAATTGGAAGATGAAAAAGGCATTGTTTTAGAGCCAGACAATGCCAATCATCTTCTTTTTTGTGTTGATTATGCTACATGGAAATATCAAAATAAAAATACCGTTGATACTATGAAATATCAAGCTGGTAGCGTTGGTGGGGCTATGCCACGATATCTACAATATGAATTGCACAATCTTATGATTCATAATGGTGGTGGTTCTAGTGACATATGATTATGAGTTAAATCTAATTCAAAAGGGTGCTGGATATGACGACATAGGTAATCCAATAACTGTAGAAAACTTAGTACCTATTTTATGTGGGAAGAAATCTATAGGAAGGACCGAATTTTATGACGCTGCTGCAAATGACCTGAAACCAGTTATTATATTTGAAATACATGCTTATGAGTATAGTGGTGAAACAGAAGTTGAATTTGAGGGCAAAAGATACACAGTAATGAAAACCTATGAAGTAGATTTTGAAACTCTGGAGCTCACATGTGAGGTGAAGAGAAGTAATGGCTAAAACTGTGAAAGTAGATCAATTAGCTGATGAAATGGTGAATTTGATAAAACAATATACGGATGATGTTAGCAATTCCATTGAAAAAAAAGTTGACAGTGTAGCGGATGAAGTACTGGAAGAAACTATAAACCTTGCTCCTAAAAGAACAGGTAAATATGCTAAAGGATTTAAGAAAACTAAGCAAGGTTACAGGGATAAGGTTAAGAGAATAATCTGGAATAAAAAAGATTATAGACGTGTGCATCTTTTGGAATTTGGTCATGCTTTGTGGCAGGGTGGAAGAGCCAGGGCTTTTCCACATCTCCGCCCTGCTTACGATAAATTTGGTGCTAGATTACCAGATGATATTAAAAAGATTATAAGGAATGGTGGTTAAAATGACACAAGCTCAACTATATCAAGCTCTTAAGAGTATTGGATTTCCCATAGTATATCACCACTTTGAGGGTACTGACCAAAACCCAGTACCAGCACCGCCATATATTGTATATTTGTTTGCTTATTCAAGTGATTTAATAGCTGACAATATAAACTATGCAGAAATAAGTAATTTCCAGGTAGAATTGTATACAACTAAAAAAGATTTACAGAGTGAAGCTTTAGTTCAAAATAAACTTAAAGAACTAGAGCTCCCTTATTCTAAAATTGAAACTTATTTGGATACCGAAAAAATGTATCAAGTAATTTATGAAATTAAATTGATAGGGAGTTGATGAAATGGCAAAGGGATTGTCTATGGAAGTTTCCTTAAAGGATACAGATATTTTTAAGGAATTTATAAAAATAGTACAAGACATTTTGGAAGATGGCAGGGTTCCTGATGATGTAAAACACAAAATTAGAGATAGAGTAAAAGAATTAACTGATAAGGAGGATGAAAAATAATGAGTGATAACAAGGTGACTTTTGGATTAAAAAATACACACTATGCAGTTATAACTGGTAAAGACGAACAGGGTAATCCTATTTATGGAACACCTAAGCCTTATCCCGGTGCTGTGAGCCTATCCCCAGATGCAGAAGGAGACCAGAACGTATTTTACGCAGATGATATAGCTTATTATGTTGTTGATAGTAACAATGGCTATAGCGGAGATTTTGAGGCTGCTGATGTGCCAGATGATTTTAAAATTGATGTTCTTGGATACCTAAGAGACGCAAACGGAATGTTAGTAGAGGTTGCAGATGCGGTAAAAAAAGATTTTGCCCTTATGGGAGAAATAACTGGAGACGCTAAGCAGAGAAAATTTATTTATTATAATGTTACTTCTGGCAGACCTACCGGGGATCTGAATACTAAAAATGATAGTACCGAACCGGATACCAAAACCGTGGCTTTAACAATGACGCCTATTGAAATTAGCGGTAAGCAAGTTGTAAAAGGTAAGATTGAGCTGAATGATACAAACGCAGAGAAATTTAACAGTTTCTTTGATGCGGTTCTGCTTCCTGATTTTGTAACTGTTCCAGTCACCGGAATAACTTTAAATAAAGCAGAAACTTCCCTTGCCGTAGGTGCAGATGAAACACTGGTTGCCACAATAGCACCAGCAAACGCAACTGACCAGGGTGTTAATTGGATATCTTCTGACCCTACGAAGGCCACTGTAGATAGTGCTGGAAAAGTAACAGGGATTGCAGCAGGAACAGCAACTATAGTAGCCACCGCACATGGAGATAGCAGCAAAATAGCAGCTTGTACAGTAACAGTCACAACACCTTAGGAGGTATTTAAATGAGAGAAATAAAGCTAGGTGATAAAGAGGTAAAAATAAGGGCCACACCGTTGGCTCTTTTGTTTTATAAACAGGAATTTAAATCCGATCTAATTGGTTCTATAGTGGCATTTGAAAAGGTCAAGGATGATATTTCTAAAATAGATTTGTTATCGGTACTTCAAATGACTTGGGCTATGGCAAAAGCTGAACAGTTTAATGATAAAAAATCTTTTCCCTCTTTTGAAACGTGGTTATCTGGATTTGAAAATGTAGATTTTACTGATCAGAATTTTTTTGTGGCTGTAATGGAGGAAGCCACAGACGGGTTTTTTCATGGAGCTGGAGCAAAATTCCCAAAATCAGCAAAGTCAAAATGATGAACCATTAGATGAAGATATTGAATTTATAATTATAGCTATGGCAAAGAGGGAGCATTTAAGTTTTGAAGAATTAAACTTATTTAGGGTTAAAGACTTTTTTAAGTTCTCTAAAAAATATGGAGATACTTTTGATACCAAGAAAAATAAAAAGAAAGCCAGAAGAAGGGCGACACAGGCGGATATAGATAAGTTTTATGGCTAGGAGGTGAGAATATATGGCTGAGACAATACGAGGAATTAACGTGGTTATAGGAGCTGAGACTACAGGACTAGGAAAGGCTTTAAGTGATGTAAATAAACAGAGCAGATCAATTCAAAGTGAACTTAGACAGGTTAATAAAGCCCTAAAATTCGATCCTTCTAGCACTACTTTACTTGCGCAAAAGCAGGAACTTTTAAGTAAATCCATAGAAACTACCAGACAAAAGTTAAACCAGCTTAAAAGTGTAGAAGAACAGATTAACCAGCAGTTTGCATCTGGAAAGATAAGTGAAGGACAATACAGGGCTTTCCAACGTGAGATAGACATAACACAAAGTAAGTTGAAGAACTTAGAAGGACAACTTAAAAGTACAGGGCCAGAATTACAATCCTTCGGAGAAAAAGCTAATGCAGCAAGCCAAAAATTAAATAGTATTGGTAAAACTGCCGGGGACTTAGGAAAAAGTATGACACTTGGACTTACAGTTCCAATTGCAGGCGCTGCCGCGGCTGCTGTAAAAGTAGGAAATGATTTTGAGACTTCTATGTCACAGGCAGCAGGTGCATTAAACAAGCCTATGGCACAAATGGGTGGTTTAAGGGACTTGGCGCTCAAGACTGGACAAGACACTCAATTTTCTGCAACACAAGCAGGAAATGCTATAACCGAGCTTGCCAAAGGCGGTCTTACAGAGGCACAAATTAAAGGTGGAGCACTTAAAGCTACAATGGATTTGGCGGCGTCCTCCGGTATGGAATTAGGTGTATCTGCCAATACCGTTGTACAGGCGATGGGGGCTTTTGGTCTTTCTGCAACTCAATCAACCCAGGCTGTAAATGCTTTGGCAGGTGCTGCGGCCGCATCTTCTACAGACGTTGAGCCTTTGTCACAGGGCTTGGCCCAATGTGCTGCTCAAGCTCATTTGGTGGGATGGTCTATACAAGATACTACCGCGGTTTTAGGTGAGTTCGCGGATGCGGGAGTTGTTGGCAGTGATGCAGGTACTTCTTTGAAAACCATGTTGCAGAGGTTAGGAGCACCAACAGATACTGCCGCCGCTAAGATGGCAGAGCTTGGCTTAAATGTGTGGGATGGTAGTGGGCATATGAAAAATGCGGCGGGTATTGCCCAAGAATTACAGTCAAAAATGAGTGGACTTTCCGACGCACAGAAACAGGCTGCTATGAATACAATTTTTGGGAGTGATGCTACAAGAGCTGCAAGCATCTTGATGAACAATGGCGCTAAAGGCTTATCAAAATATACAAAAGCGACTAATGATCAGAGCGCAGCTTCTAGACTCGCAGCAAGCCAAATGGGTGAAACTAGCAAGGCTATTGAGCAAATGTTTGGTGCCCTGGAAACAGCGGCTATAAATGTTCAGGAGGCTCTGGCACCGGCTATAACAGCTGTTGCCAATTTTGTTGGTAATTTAGCCACAGCATTTAGTAATTTGTCTCCAGTAGCTCAAACAGTTATTTTAGCAGTGGCAGGGATAGCCGCAGCGCTAGGACCGTTACTTTTAATTTTGGGCGGAGTTTTTACAGTTATGGGCACAGTTACTGGTGCAATAGGGGTTGTTACTACGGGTGCTACAGCAGCCACACCAGCCATTGCAGGACTAGCTATGGTTATCAGGGGTGTTATGGCTGCTTTTACCGCAATAACCGGTCCAATAGGTATTGCCATAGCTGCAATAGCAGGTATAGGGATAGCAATCCATGAATCAATTACACACTGGGATGCATTAAAAACAACCATAAGTACTTTTATAACTAATCTTCCGGCGTTAATTTCTACAGCAGTCACAACTATATCACAGTTTATAACAATGTTAGTTAATGCTATAACTACGAATCTACCCCAGATTTTGGCTATAGGTTCACAGATATTAGGAACAATAATCACAGCCATTACTACAAACCTTCCGCAATTAATAACAACAGGAACACAGATAGTAACTAATATAGTGACGGCTATAACGACATACCTACCACAGATATTAAGTGTGGGTGGGCAGATTATAACCACTGTAATTACCGCAATAATTAACAACCTGCCGCAATTAATAAGTACAGGTTTGCAGATAATAACAACCTTGATAACTGGAATATTAAATAATATATCTCAGGTAATTACTGTAGGTACCCAGTTAATAACTGAAATAGTAGAATCAATAGTTAACAATTTACCACAGATTATAGATACAGCAACTCAAATAATAACAACGTTAGTAACTGCAATATCAGCGGCTCTGCCAAGTCTGATAGCGGCGGGGTTGGCTATTATGCTGGCCTTAGTATCGGCTATAATACAAAATTTACCACAGATAATTGATTCTGCGGTAAAGATAATAACAGCGTTGGCGAATGCCCTAATACAAAATTTACCACAAATAATTGCGGCGGCTGTGAAAATTATTCTTATGCTGGCGCAGGCATTAATTCAAAATTTACCTTTAATTATTAGTGCAGCAGTACAAATTATAGTTGCAATAGTAAAAGGGCTTGCACAAGCATTACCACAGCTTGTAGCTTATGCACCCAAAATATTAAGTGCCCTTGGGAATGCTATAAAATCTCTAGCTAGCCAAGCTATACAGTGGGGCCAGCATTTAATACAAAATCTTATAGATGGGATAAAATCTAAGTTTGGGCCATTAGGTGACGCTGTAGCTTGGATTGCAAATAAAATAAGTTCTTTACTTCACCATTCAACCCCAGATGAAGGACCACTCAAAGATGATGATACTTGGATG